CATTGCGCCTGCGGCGTTTGTGATTCCGTTGCGAGAAAAAGCTGATCCAAGTGAGATCACGATGGTGACGCGTCAGCGAATCACGACAGTTTTTGGCGTGGTGATGGCGGTCATGAATCGCAGGGATGCGCAAGGTGCCGCATCGTTGGTTGAGCTCAATGCGTATCGGTCTCCGTTGCGCTCTGCTTTGGCTGGCTGGGTTCACGATGGCGAATCTGGTGAGCCTATGCAGTATGAGAGCGGCAATTTGTTGCGGCTCGATGGCGATGGCCGACTTTGGTGGATCGACGAATTTTTCTACATGAGCACTTTCAGGAGCAATTGAGATGGCAAAACAAAACCAAACACAAACGTCAGACGTGTATGCGACTGCAGATGTTGATCAAGACCAAGAGGCAATGGTTGCCATGGATGCTGATCAGAAAACTGTAGTCGACATGCAAGGCGCTGTGTCAGCAGATGAGCATCACGGCCAAGGTGGGCTTTATGAGATTCGTCAGGGTCGGCGCGTTTTGATTGAGCGCACTAGCGAGTAAGCGCAGCAGAGTCATTGCAGCGTTAGCAAACAAATTTTTCACAACATTTTTCAGGAAGCACATCATGGCAAACAAAAAAATCCGCAAGATGGTTATTCTGGCAAAGCCAGAAACAACGCGTGGCATTGATGCGGCACCAACGGGTGCGAATGCAATCATTGTTGCCAACGCTAATTTGACGCCGATTGAAGGCGATGAGGTTGAACACAACTACATCAAGCCATTCTTTGGTAACAGCGGAAGCGCTCAGGCGACTGCATACAGCAAAGTCTCATTCGATGTAGAGCTTGCGGGTTCTGGTGCCGCTGGTACGCCACCTGGCTGGTCGGCTTTGATGCGTGCTTGTGCATGTGCAGTCACGATTGCACCCGGCATTAGCGTGACGTATTCACCTATCAGTGAGGCGCTTGAAAGCATCACGATCTACGCCAACATCGATGGCACCAATCACATCATGCGTGACGTCAAAGGCAATCCGAAGATAACAGCGGATGCCAAAGGCCTCCCGAAATTGAATTTTGAGTTCACTGGTTTGTTTACGCCTTTGGCGGCAACCACATTGCCAGCAGCAACTTATTCAAACTTCTTGGATGCAATTCCAGTCAACAAGACAAATACGCAACTGTCTCTCTTGGGCATTGCCTGTGCGGCCAGCGCATTCAGCTTTGACATGGGCCTGTCAGTTGTTAAACGTGACTTGACCAATGTGGATTCGGTTGAAATTACTGATCGTAAATCCACAGCCAGTATGACTTTTGAAAACCATGCGATCGGCACAAAGGATTGGGTGGGCTCTGCGCTTGCTTCTGAGACTGGCGCGTTGCAGCTGGTTCATGGGACCGTGGCCGGGAACATCATCGAAATCAATGCGGCTCATGCGCAAATCAAAAAACCTAGCTATTCAGACAGTGATGGCATTCAGATGATCACCACGCCTTTGGCTCTGCGTCATGGCACTGCAGGCAATGATGAGTGGTCCATTGTGGTTCGCTAATCAATTCCATCAATTCAACTCATAAAACTGACATGAATAAATTTGCAATTGCTACATCGTTGTGGGCCCCGGTTGTTGTCCGGCTTCCCGATGACTTGGGCGGGGTCATTGAAGTCAAATTCAAAGCCAAATTCAAGCGTCTCAAAACTTCAGCTCAAAAAGAGTTGCACCAAAAGCTTGCTGCACGTGAGTTAACAGATCCTCAATTGATTCAGACGGTTATGGAAGATTGGGATCTGCAAGACGGAGAAGGATCACCTATCGCCTTCACGCCAGACAACTTAAAAGAGACGGTAGAAGATTTGCCCGGATTTGAGCAGGCGTTGGTGCTCTCGTTCTTCGAGTACTGCCTTGTTCCGCATAAGGATGCACAGGTAAAAAACTCACCGGGGCCGCTGGGCACCTCTTAGGATTTTCAAATGCATCGCGCCATGTCATGGATGAAGAGCTTCGCGCTCAGTGCATGGCGCTTTGCGTTGATCCCAAGCAGTTGCTCCCTGATGCCAAAGCTGCACCTCTTGTTTATGAAGTGTGGGAAGAGCATCTTGAAGCGGTCATGGTATTTGAGGCTAGCCAAAGTCAATGGCGGGTGGTTGCCGGAATGGCTGGGCTCACTTACCTAGGGTTTGACTACCTTGGTGTCAAAGAGGTTGCGTTTGCCTTAGGTGTCACCAAAAAGCGGTGGCCTCAGGTGCTCATGCAATTACAGGTAATGGAGTTTGAGGGAGCTCGGTTGTTCAATCAACGTGCCTCTTAACTCTCAAATTCAAGGGGCTTGTGGTGTTGATTATTCAAAAGCAGATGGCTGAGTGTTTTGCAGGAACGAGGCTATTTGCTTTTGGTCATGTGATTCGCAACTTTGGCAATCACCCACAAAACTGGAAGTACGGCCAGCCAAACCAGCTCTTGCAAAAGCACGAGCAATGCAACCGTCCACAAAAAGTAGGCAACCCACGGATGCACCAAAAAGAAAATCACCAAGCCAAAGCCAATCAATGGCAGGCAAATGGATCGACTGATTAAGGGCGGTTGAGACATGTCTGAAGTTTCTCTCAAAATCACAGCGGATGGCAAGGCGGCAACCGCATCCATCCAACAGGTTCAAGGCGCACTCAAGGGCGTTGGCGAACAGGCTTCCCAAGCTGCCACCAGCTTGCAGGCAACTGGAAAAGCGACGACAGGCCTGAGTGCCTCGCTGTCTGATTTGGGGCGTGCCAGCATCATTTTCTCAGCAGTGAGCAATGCCGCTGGCAATATGGCTGATGCCATGATGCAGCTGCCCAAAAGCGGCATTGAGTTTGCGGCCCAAACTGAAACAACCAAACTAGGTATCGCTGGCATCTTGTCCAGCATGACTGCGATCAATGGTCAGACCACGACCTATGCGCAAGGATTGGCGCTGGCAAGCGATATCACTGCCAAGTTACAACGCGATGCGATGTTGACTGCAGCCAGCACGCAGGAGTTGGTGTCGGCATTTCAGGCCATGGTTGGACCTGGTCTTGCTGCTGGCATGAGTCTTGACCAAATCCGGCAGTTGTCCACTACGGGTGTGAATGCGGTCAAAGCCTTGGGGCTTTCTGGCACGCAGGTGGTTCAGGAGTTGCGCGACCTGGTGCAAGGTGGTATCACGCCTGCGAGCTCAACTTTGGCGACCGCGCTGGGCCTCAAAGATGAAGATATCGCCAAGGCGAAATCCAGCACCGAGGGGTTGTTCAGCTTTTTGATGCAGCGCCTCAAAGGTTTTGATGAGGCTGGCACTGCATTTGCTGACAGCTTTACAGGGCGCATGCAGGCGCTTTCAGAGCAGCTGGTGCGTTCATCGGCCACCATTTTCGAGCCCTTGGCCAACACGCTCAAAGATCAGGCTAAGGGAATCAGCGATGCGCTGAGCGATGAGGGCAATGTTGCCCAATTCCAGAAGTTGACCTCTGGTGTTCAGGCTGCGGCCACGGCATTGGGTGAATTGACGCAATTTGCGATCAAGCACAGCGATGCCATCGTGACAGTGGCCAGCGCTTATGCGGCCATCCAAATTGGTGTGCGAGTGAGTGGATGGGCAGCCGAGGCAACTGCACTTGTGCAAGCTACGCTTGCTACGCGCGAGAAGGCGGTTGCAGAGCAAGCTGCACTGATCGTTAAGCGTGAGGCCATTGCGGCTGAACTTGCAGCGGCACAGGCAAATTTCGCATCAGCCAGCAATGCAGCCCGATATACGGTCTTGCAGCAACAAATCATCCCACTCCAGCAGCAACATGCACAAGCGGTCATTCAGGTCGAAGAGGCTACCAAACGGCTCTCCATTGCCCAGAGCATGGCCGCTATGGCCACCAACGGAATGGGTGCCGTGCTGGGCGCTTTGGGCGGTCCTGTGGGCATTGCAATCGCTGCTACTACTCTTTTGATCGGCAAGCTCATGGAGCTGCGCGGAGAAGCCAATCAAACAGCACTGGTAAATTTGTCAAAGAAGCGGATTGAAGAAGCTATTGCGGTTGGCAAAAAAGCAGATGACGCTGATCTCGCGCGTGTACAGGCTTCCATCACCGTTTTGAAAAATGAACGAGATCAACTTATCGTTGATCAAGAGGCGGGTGGTATTGCATCCTGGTTGTTTGGTGCCGACTACGAAAAATATCTGAGTGACTCACTAAAGAAGAGTGCTGCTGGAATCAAAAGCAATGAGGCATTGGTTGCGGCAGCAACAGCCGTGGCGCAAACAAGTGGTGCGCAGGTGCAATTGCAAGGCAATATGGCCATGCAGCAAATTGACCAGCTGCTGGCTAAATACAACACAGCGGCTCAGCTGACTCAGACTGCCAAAAAAGACAAAGACGCGCTGGATACGCAACTCAAAAACGTTAAGAACAGCAATGCAAGTGCTGCTGATATCGCGCAAAAAGAAAGAGATGTGGCAGCGGCCAAGGTGCTAATTGAGCGCAAGCTGCAAGACGACTTGAAACAGCTCAGAGAGCATGGCATGGCCGAGACACAGGCGATCGCCAATGCGCAACTGGCTCTTGATAAGGCTCAGGCTCAGCTTCGTTTGGTGCTTGAGCGTTCAATGCTCGATCAAAAAGAGCATGCAGTTGAAATGGCGCACTCGCGTGGCCTGATGAGCGAAAGCGAGTACTACGCGCAGCGTTTTGATTTGCAACGTCAAGCCATGCAGGCTGAGCTCGATGCGGTTCAAAGTGAAGTCGACAAGGTCAATGCGTTGCGTGCAAATGCAAATTTGCGTGCAGCAGATCGAATTGGCTTAGAAGAAAAGTTGGTTTCTCTCATGACCAAAAGCGCGGAGGTTTCTTCTAAGTACAACAAAGCGCAAATGGGCGCAGGCGAAGCTGTTAGCAAGATCGCGTTTGAATACGGAAAAACGATCGACCAATCAAATGATCGACTGAATCTTGAAATCAGCCTCATGGGAAAAAGCGAACAAGTGCGCGCAACAGCTTTGGCCCAATATG